ACCTACGAATGTAGCTGTACCAGATACTGTAGCTTGGTTATATGTGTATGTAGAACCACTTAGAGCACGTAGGCTACCAAGAATTTCTTGGTCGATTTCAACTGTGATTTCTTGAGCCAAAGCTGCCATGATTTCAGCTTCAACATCCAAACCGTGCATAGACTGTGCGTCTTGAGCGGCTTCAAATGTCCAACGAGCAGACAATTTGCGTGTTTTAGCTTCAACAACTTGTTTCAAGATTTGAACATTGATACGACGACCAGGTACACCTTCAAGAGCACTTGTAGCCTGTGCTTTATCGTCTGCACCACCCGAGTATGCCGAAGCAATCTTGAATGGGCTCAATGCTTCTTCACCAGCAGTAACATCTGTACCACTTGTGCTGTTAACATCATCAGCATAACGAACACGTAGAGTGTGAATCTGACTGACTGGACCTGTCATTGGTTGTACACCAACAATTTCGTTAGCAATAACTGTAGGCATAACACGACGGATAACCGGTAGAATTACACGGTTAAGAGTTGAAATGTTACTTGCGCCAGTTGCGCCAACTGTTGCACTCTCAGCCAAATGCTTACGAGTGTTTTCTAATACTACCGACATAGAGGTACGGCGTGAACCATTTAAACCTTCTAACAGGGCTTCTTTGGTTTCGCCCCAACGGCTTTCTAATAATACTTGTGACATAATTTTTCCTTTTTCCTTTTAGGGTTTACTTTAGCCCTGCTAAACGCTTTAATGCGATAACATTGCTGTCATGTGCTTCAACAACGGTTTTAGCAGTCTTATCTCCAGTTACTTCGCTACGGCTTTCAGCTAATACAGCTTTTGGAGCTGATGTCTTAACTGTTCCGTTGTTTAGTACTGCTGGAAGATACTTTTCATATGCACTCTGCAACTTTGCAGTTTGCACAGATTCTAACAAGTCGCTCATAATGGCGGCTTTTTCCTTATTCAAAGGCTTCAACATGGACTCAAGCATTACCTTGCGTTCTTGTGATTCTTTGATAATACGGATTTCTTTTTCTTTTGATTCTACTAGAACTGAATTCTGTTCAGCTTGCTTCTTAGCTTCCACTAAGGCCTGCTGAGTCTGTTTAACAGATTCTTGTAGTTTACGAACTTCTTTGTTCTCATTCAAGTGAGTAACAGCAAATTCGCTGGCAAAAGCTTCAAATAAACGACGACCAAACATGTTCTCACGAGCAGTATGGATATCTTCTTTTAGTTGAGTTAATTCTGACTCTAGCTTGGTAGCTACAGATTCTTTTACAAGTTCACTAGCACGACCAATGAACGCTGTTTGTAGTTTGGCCATTTTATCTTTGGCTTCTGCTACTAGGCGTACTTTAGTTTCTACTACTGCTTGCTTGTCTTGTTCAAATTCAGAAATTTCTTCAGCTAGGGCCTTGATAACAAACGATTCAAGTTTAGCAATGCTATTCTCGTATTGTTTGCGATCGCTACGAAGTTCTTTAATTTCTTCGGCTAGTTTAGTAACCATGAAATTGTTGAACTTAACTGAGCTTTCAGTCATGTGCATATTGAAACGCACACGATCTTCAGCTAGGGCTTTCTTTTCTGTATGAAATTCTTCTAATTCGCTAGTAAGACTTTCTGTAACCATCTTGTCTAGAGCTTCAACCATTACACTTTTGTCATGTTCGTAGCGACCTGCAAATTCCTCGCGTAGCTCAGCGCGAACTTGTTCGCGGGCTTCATTCAGTTTGGTTTCCCAAGCTTCACTCAGAGCTTGTTGAGTGCTTTCGTTTATAAGGCCACTGTCTAACAATGGTTTGATAGCATCTAACATTTAGGTTTCTCCTATTTTAACTTCAATTCGTTGATTAGGCGCATAACGCCTGCTTGTACATACTTCTGTACTTTTTGATCTTTACTGGCTTCACGTGCCACTTCAAACAACTCAGCACCACCACGCATGTTCATAAGACTCTCATACACAGCTTTTGGATATGCATGAGGTGCGCTAGGTTGTGCCACGATGTCGACGGTAATGATTTCAAAATCACTAACGTGTCCACTACTTTCGTTTACCTGACCTGAGCCGCGACTGCTAACACCCAGCTTGACGCCACTTGTCAACATGGCTCTTACAAGCTCGCCCATTGGGGTTGGTAAAAGTTTTAATTTACCATGTCCGCAGTTGCCTTCCATCCACATGCGTGTGATCATATGGCTAACACGGTCTAGATTAATTTTTAAATCATCAGGATGATCAACTTCGCCTAGTACACTGTATCCAGTCTTTAGTTGGTCATTAATAGTACTAACAGCCTTCTCAATTTCACGAACAGGGTATACTCTCTTGTTGTGGTTTTCAACTCCACCTTCAATGAATACCCCGGTCATAAAGAGATCCTTTGCCTTGCCATCTGCACTACCTTCTTCAAGAATAGTAATTCCGGCTTGATCAAAGGACAAGTGTTCTCTGAGATAACGGGCTGTTTGCATTCGTATTATTTGCCTGTGTTTTGTTTTAGTACAGTCTTGTCAGTAACTGGCACTTTACCGCCTGTTGTTTGACCTTCTGGACTATTAGCTGATTCCCAGTTCTTACCCACTGGGCTTGTCTTTTTGCTACCGCCAGGTGCATTCTGGAACTTCTCATTGGAGAACTTGCCTTCACCTTTGCTGTATTCATTGTTTGGCTTTGGAGTCTGTTTGCCGTCTGGACTGTCGTTAGTAGCACCAGTCTTGTTTAAAATGTTCTTGCTTGTGCCACCAAAATCAGGACCGTTTGTACGGGTGATAGACTTGGTATTTACAGGAACTTTCTTTCCGTTGCCAGACTCTGTACCTTCAGCATTGTCACCTTCGCCGCCGTATACTTGACCAATTTGATCTACATATTCGCGCATTAGTTGTGCAACACTTTTAGGACCATTGCTTTTAGTTTCTTTAACTTCAGCTTTGTCTTCTTTGTCTTCGTCATCTTCAGTGTCTTCATCAGACTCTTCAGCTTCCATCATGCCTTCACCAAATTTTGGCTCTTCTGCACCAACTTCTGTTGGGCCGTCCATGCTATCCATGTCGTCCATGTTGTCAGCATCTGGTTCACTGTGGCCACCATCCAATTGTGCTTGGATTTCAGCAAACATGTCTTTTAGCTCGTCGATGTCAGCTTTGGTAGCTGGCTCGTCACTGCCCATGTCATCACTGTCCATGTCAGCGGGTGGCATATCGCCACCTAGTTCGTCTTCGTCTTGGGCATCATCGCCATCAAGACTGAATTCATCTTCTTCGCCTTCTTCTTCAGCAATGCCGCCAGTGTGGTCAGCTTGGATTTCGTCGGCTAATGCTTCTTGTCCGTCGCCGCCAAAAGTCTCGCCCATCTGTTCCTCGTCCATAAGACTTTCATAGATGTCGCGACTCTTTTCGACTACAATCTCGTGGAATAATTCACGAGCTTTTTGTTCGTTTTCATTGATGATATACTCAATCAATTTTTCATACTTGTTCATAAGAACTCCTTTTAAAGTGGCTTTGTGTAGTTATTTACATAACTACGCATATTTATATGTTAAATGGGGGTTTTTTTGGTGAATTTGACAGTAATATTACATGCCAACTGGGGCCGCACCGGCTTCGGGTGCAGGTGCATACTGTGATGCAACAGATTTTAACTTCTTCTCATGTTCGAATTTACGCACATCATTGGCAATTCTCAGCTTGTTTAGGTGTGCCAAAGTTAAACGAGTTTTACGCAAATCCCGTAATTTTAACACGGTATTGTCATCTTTTTCAGATGCATATCCGTCAGGATTTGCTTTAATTACATCAGGTTGAGCTAGTTCGTACAGGTTCATATAGTGTATTTAACCCGATCGGGTTAAACTGGGGCCGCTGGGGCGGCACCTACTGCTGGTGCCGGGACACCCTCGGCACCTGCTTCTGGGGCGGCACCTTCAGCACCAGATTCTGGTGTCACATTGCCCAAATCACTTTCAATTGCACCCGGACTAATACCCATACTACGCAAGTTGGCAGAGTCTGCAGGAGCCTCTTCTACCTTACCACGCTCTTCGTTCCAGGCTATTTCGTTTTCTGCAATTTCCATTTCGCTTAGGCCCAAATAGCGTTTTAGTAAGAAACGCTTGGCCAAGTATGGTACCTGCTCTAACTGTGTAAATGTAGCGATACGAGCACTATCAATGTCTGCTTGACGATATTGTGCAAAGTTTTGTGGTGGTTCAAACTTTAAATCAAACAGCTGGCTGTCGATGTTTATGCCTCTCCACCGCATGAACATCTTGAACTCTTGGTCTAGTTTGTCAATGATCATGGCCTGTAAGCGCAGGCAATACTGTGTGAAACGCCATTCTTGGATGAGTGCTGTGCCCACTTTACCGTCACTGTAGCCTTGTGTGCCATCATCTACGCCCGACGGCAAATAACTAGCAGGAATACGCAGACCACGGAACAATTTGTTGGTAAAGAACTTCAAATCTGTAATTTCGCCCAGGTTCTGACCGCCAGGCAACGGTTCAACACTACTACCGCGTCCGTCTGCTGTTACAGGAAAGAAGAAATCTTCGTTAGTTGATAAGGGATTATATGTAGCATCCATCATGTTGACGCCACCTCCGGTTTGTGTGGGGATTCTGCGCTGATGGATTTCGTTTTTGATACGCTCAACAAAGGCCATGGCCATGTGAGGAACCATGTTGCCCACATCAATCTTAAAGATTCGTCGTTCCGGAGCTCGTTGTACACGATATATGATAATAGCATCTTCTAATAATTCTTTTTGTTTGAATACTTTGAACACATATTCTAATACACTGTTGCCAAATGGCCAAAATATATCCAGACCTTCAGTCAGGCTCAAATGCACCACATGTTCTGCGTTTATTACAGCTTCACTTTGTGCATGTTGAAATCTACCGCCACCGCCCGAGGAACTGTTTGGTTGTATATAGGCTCCGCTGGGACCACCGCTTTGTGAGTGGTTAGTAAAAGTATCACTGGTAGTGACTGCTGTCACAGTTAAGTTTTGAAAGTTTGGATTGATATCTTTGATAACGTACTGCTCGGGCTTCTTGCCTTCACCTTCATTCACAATAACTTTAACAACCTTGCTCATTTCAGTCCAGAACATTTTAAATGTTTCTGGATCACGAATAAACACTTGATCTCCATACTTGATGGTATTACGAACTACCTTGAAGATACGCTTGTTAAGTTCATTCAAGTTGACCCACTGTTGTAGCTGTTCTTTGATAATCTTAACTTCGTTGTCTGTGGGTTTTTCTTTGAAGTTGATGGTAAATGCTGTGCCATTTTCGTCATTCTTTTGTGTGCAGAATTCTGCTAGAATATCCAGGGCCGCATTGATTTCACTGTCCATGTCCATTTGTTCGTATTGATTGTAACGCTCGATACGATTTGGATGTCCAATATAAACTTCAGGTAGATTGCTTTGCCAGTTTCTGTAGCCAGGATCTGATCGTTGATCTGTACCAGACACTGCTGTAGCACCACTGATAGGGCTGCCGCCATATTGGGTGTTGCTGGTTTTAAAATACTTTTTCCATCCGGCCATAGTATGTTCTCTTTTTAATATTTACCGTTATTTAATAGCTGTTGTTCAATATACCGCTCGAAATATCTTTCTGTTCGCCCATCAAATCTGCCATGGTTATATGATAATCCAATTGCTTGGCCACAGTGTCTTTCATTTCTTCCATGTGTTTGGCAATGGCATCCATTGGACTACTAGACTGTGAATTGTTACTCATTGATGCTGATAATACTTTAATGGCATCTGTTAAATCTTGTATCAATTGACTATTTCCAAGTGTAACCGGAATAGTTCTACCATCTGGCAAGGGCACTGCGGCTTCAATTCCTTGTTCACCAAATATTGCCGGTTGATCTGTAATTCCACCAAAAGCAAACTTTTTCAGATTGCTTTCTTTGGCAGCCTTTATCCTGGCATTCTTTGCTTCCAAATTGGCTTGCCTTGCGGCATATGCGGCTGCAATTTCGTCTGCTTCTGCTCGTTCTTTTTGTGCTGTTGATGCATTTGGGTCTGCCAATATTTGTGCAGTGTTTTCTGCGGCAGCGTTTGCCGCTTTTTGTTCTGGTGTTACTTCTACGCCCGGCTTCTTCTTGTCACCTTCTAATTCGTCAATCTTACCCTTTACATAGGCTGTAAAGTCTGCCGCAACTTTTAAAGCTTCTTGGAAGTAGGCCATGGTCTCGGCGGCATTTTTTGCCAAGATGTTGGCATAGGCTGGCAAGTTGTCAGTGGCAAACTTTTCCATTTGATTTTGGAAACCAGTCATTTGTGCTGTTAAGCCCTGATAACCCTTGGTTAAGTTGTCAGTGGCTTCGCTTTGTGAAATGGCTGCTGCCTGGCTTTTCTCTGCCGCATCGGGATCGAGTTGATAGTTGTTGAGGTTGGTTTCTAAATCCGCTAGTCCACTAACAACACCGCTAGTGTTTTTACTCATTAATTGTGCAGTACCCACAGCACTACCTTCAGCTAAGGTTTTTGCCCTGGTTGCCGCCGCCGCTTCGCTCATGGCTTTTTGTGTATCAGCTGTCATTGTTGCACTACCAGCATTTACACCTGCCGCTGTTTTCTTCAGCATCTCCATGGCTTCGGCATTGCCAGCAATCATTGGATCAGTTACCGTGCCGCCGGAAATCATCTGCATCAGAGCAGTTTGCATGCCTGGGCCCAGTGTGCTCATGGTGGCATGTGCTGACAAAAATGCCTTGCGTTGTTCTCCATCCAATTTGTTCATCATTGCGCCGCGCATACTTTCTGAACGAGCTTTGTCCATTAGTTTCTTGGCATCTTGTCCGGTGATGTCACTGATAACCTTCAAATTGACTGCATAATCTTTTGTTTGTTTGGCTAGTTCAGCTGGAGCCAGGTTTTTAATGTCTTGACCTGAAGCCTTTAATGTTGCACCATACTGTGCTACCAATCCTGCTTGTTCTTCGTAAGTATATCCTAGAGCCAACAACTCATCACGCATGGAGCCACCACTTTTGCCCAAGGTGGTGGCCAGGCTCTTTGCACCCTGCGCCATTATACGAGCGCCTTCACCTTGTGTTACACCCATCAAACGAATTTCTTCGCTACTTGCCACTGCGGCCGCTGTCAACTGCTTGATACCCATGCCCGAGTCGTGCGCTATGTCGCGCATTTCCATCATGCCGCCTGCAAAACTGGCACCTGCCTTGGTGTACTCTTTTAGGGCATCTGCTGACTTTTGAAATTCTTTGGCAAATATCTCATTGGCCATCTTCAGGATGGTGGTGGCAAAGTCAATCACAGCCTTGGTGGCCGCACTCATTGAATTTACAAATCCTGTACCAACACCACTAAACGGTCCCAGGATGCCTGCGGCCGCTGTGCCCAATCCTGCAGCCACATCCACTGCGGCCTTGGCGGCCGCTCCGGCCAAATCAATATTGGTTGACAGCATGGTGGCTGCCGCACCAATGGGATTTTCTGCCATCTGATCATAACTGGTAACAAATGCCGAAGCCACTGCGGCCGCGGTTTGTGCCAGTGTTGAAGTAAAACCCAACAGGGCATTGCCCACTTGCGAAGCTCCAGTGGACACACTACTGCCCAAGTTCTTCATGTACTTGCTGGTAGCTTCGGACTGTTGATTATTCTTGCTTTTTTGTTTAGTATCGTCTTCTGTGGACTTGGTATTCTTTTTACGGGCTTCCGTTTCTTTTTCTTGTGCTTTTAATTGATCTTGGGAGTTACCAGTACCGCGGCCGCCTGCACCTTTGCCCTGCATTGCTGTTAGAATTTTTTGTAATGTTTCTTCAGACGCGGCATTTTCGGCAACGACATTGCCGATTCCAGGTATGTTGATTTGTACACTAGCCATGAATTTCCCAGGTAAATAGAGTTATACATCTATTTATGGAGATCAAACCATGGTGAATAACGCCGCTAGTAACCCTTTGTTCAAACACTTCAGACAGCCTGCTGTGTATTTAAAGTTGCCCAGTGAAGGGCGATTTTACCCCGAGGGCTCATTGGATTTTCCACCAACTGGCACAATTCCAATTTTCCCAATGACAGTCAAGGATGAACTGACACTAAAAACACCTGATGCACTAATGAACGGACAGGGCATGATTGATGTTATACATAGCTGTTGTCCCAATATCAAAGATGCATGGGTCATGCCTGCTGTGGATGTTGATGCTATTCTTATTGCCATCAGATTGGCCAGTTACGGTGCAGAAATGGAAATAACAACTGCCTGTGGGGCATGTGGCGAAACCAATGAACACAATGTTGCATTAAATCATCTGCTTGACAATTTTAAAATTGCAGACTACAGTAAACCGGCATTTTTTGAAGATTTAAGATTTGATTTCAAGCCACAGAACTACAAGCATATAAACGATTTGAACATAATCACTTATGAAGAACAACGACTAGTAGACAGTATTATAAAAAACGAAGCCCTGAGCGACGAAGAAAAAGCCTCAAGATTCACTGAAAGTTTTAACAAACTCAAACAGATGAATGTGGACAGTATTGCTGTGTGTATTGAAAGTATCACCATTGAAGATCAGGATCCTGTGACAGATAGAAAATTTATTACAGAATACTTGGAAAATTGCAGTAGAGACTCGTATACTGCAATCAAAGAAAAGATTGACACCATAATAAAAGAAAACAAGTTGGCTCCAATGAAACTGACTTGTGCAGAATGTGCGGCTGAGTATGAATCAGGACTGGAGTTTAACCAATCAAATTTTTTCGACAAAGGCTTTTGATTCTCAACAATGAGGAAGTCATTGCTTGGCTAGATAGCCTAGAAAAAGATTCAAAAGCCTTACAACGAGAAATAATGCAGTTATGTTGGTACATGAGAGGCAGTGTGTCATACACAGAAGCTATGGAAATGAGCCCATCTGAAAGAGAAACCATAGTTAAACTGATCAAAGACAATTTAGAAACTGCAAAGAAATCAGGCATGCCATTCTTTTAAGATGTCTTACAGACATCTGTTGTTTCGCTTTCGCTCACAACACTATTCTCTGACTTTAGTATCATCCAGATTAATCGGTCACACTTTGCCCACACAGGGCAAAGATAGCATCATCCGAGTAGCACGATCACTAGTATTAGAACTAAAAAGGTCTATAGTTGACTATAGTTGACTATAATTCAATATAAACTCTCACACAGGCGGTTGTCCGGTACCTGCTCATTCTGTCTTTTCACAACGGCGGATCGACCATAACATACTAGCGTAATTGTCGACCGTGCAGTATCACTACTGCGTCTTTTCAGCCTTAAAATTTTGTTCAAACAATCAAACCGCGGCAATTAGCGATCTTCGTCCTGTCAAGGATAGTGATTGAGTGCTCTGCACGGCGCAGAGACTTCCGTCCCAGTGACCCGAGGTCCTGTTGTCTTAGACGCATGATGTTAGCCTGCGTGAGCTTTAACCGTTTAATTTTTTTATGTGGGAGCCATGGACACGGACACTGATTTGTCCGTTGTAGTAATCTTGTGATTCTAGCACTTTGTGTGTGAATTGTTCTCGCGCCTCGATATAACTACATTCGGCTTTGGAGCGACAGTAGTACATGATTTCTCGTGTAAACTGATCTGCGCCCAAAGCCGCAACATCTTTATTCAATTCTTCGTTTGAGCCATAATATGTGAGCCAGTCGCTGTCTATTTTGCTTCTGACTCGTTTCTTTTTCTTTGTGCCGTTTTTGAGTTTTACTACTCGGTAAGAGGTTTTTGCGAATTTCGCTAGTTTTTTACCTATGTATTTGCGCCCTGATATAATATTCGTAATGATATAAACAAAGCCCACACAGTCTTCGGGTAATTCTTCAACTGGTAAACCTTGATATGTCCATGTCATGCATAGTAATTATGCCTTTGTGTGCCATGATTAAATATTATTACAATTTTATTATACTATTTCAACATCTGTGTTGTAAGTGGTAAAGCCGTTTTCTTTGACCACATGAAGAGTATTGTTTACACGCCCTGCAAGTTCGTCTTTGTGACTCACTAACCAAATTGATTTGTTACTGTCTCTGCTCATTTTCTTTAGAATAGCAAGACTGTTTTCAACACCTGAACTGTCCATACCCGAATCAATCATCTCGTCTATGAACAACAAGTTAATGGGTTGATACAGGCTTTCCCATACATCACGGAACGCCCACGACAAACTTAGAATAACTCGATTGCGTTCACCCCTACTCAAGTTATCAAAATCTAGATCTCTGCCTAGTTCTGTGATGGCCACAGTCAAGTCGTTGTTGAATTTTACAGTATGTGGCAAGCCAATACGATCTAAGTATTGTCCTAACCTAGCGTTTAAATAACTCAAGTTCTGATCAATAATACGCTTGCGGATAAAACTATCTTTATTGGTCAGCAATTTCAACAAGAAATCTTGGTGCTCTCTAAGATTAACCAGATCATTCATTATGCTGAAATCAATTTCTTCTAGTGCTTGTTCATTCATATCCTTGATTTGATCAGAGTACGGATCTGCTTCTATTTCTTTGGCAGTCAACTGAGCCAGTACACTGGCCATGCTACTGCGATGTTCAAATGCATCACTTTCTCGATCGTAAAATACTTGTGGCTGTGGTCCCAACTCGCCCAACTCTCGAAGTGTATCAGTGTGTTCTAACCACTGCCCGTTTGTGGCCAAGGCTTGTAGTGCGGCTTCTTGTAGTGCCTTTTTCTTTTCCTCTAGTAATCGTACCTGTTTGTCATCATGAAACCCTTGCCCGCAACTATGACAGGTGTGGTTTTCCAGGCTAGCAATCTCTTTTTTAAGTTGCTCAATTTGTTTGAGTTCTCTAGCTTCGTCTAGTTCGCACCGCTTGATCCATGCTGATAATTCTTTGATCTGTTTGGCTTTGTTGTTGTACGCAGAGAGTGCAAGATGTGCCGTTAATTCTGCTTCAATATCAATCCGGCTCAATTCGTCAAACGCTGATTGGAACCGAGCAATATCTTCGTTGTGCTTTGCTAGCCACATGCGCTGACGCTTACGCAGATTTTCAATCTGTTCTTCTATGCGTTTATTGGCATCGCCCACAGCCTTGATACGAAACTCTTCACTGGTAATGGCATCTTTTGTGACTTTGGCTAGTTCTTTGAGGTGTTCTGCTTTTTCACTTAATAGTGTGATGCCCAACAACTGCTCAATGATGGTGCGTTGATCGTTGGCCTTTAAACTAAGGAACGGCTCAGTATAGGTATTGAGCGCAACAATATGCTTGAACATGTCGTGACTCATGCCCAACATGCGCTCAATTTCGGCTTGTGTTTCTCTCGAATCGCCTTGACTGTCGTCGGTAATTTCTTTTTCGTTGCCGCTGATCCAGAATTTCATCACGCCCGGCTTGCGTCCACGCTCAATACGATAATCAACGCCGTTGACTTCAAAATCAATTGTGACCATCATACCTTTGGTATTGGTCTTGTTGATCAAGTTGTCTTTCTTGATGTTGGTCAGGGCGTTGCCGTAAAGGGCATAGCTCAAAGCATTTATAATTGTTGTCTTGCCTGTGCCGTTACGAGCTCCTGAGTCATCGCCCCCTAGGTCTAGGTTTTCACCCAAGACCAAAGTCAAGTCTCTGCGATCAAAATTGACCGCTTGTGTGGCATTGCCCACACTCATAAAATTCTTCACGGTAAGATCTTTAATTTTAAATGTCATAGATTTCTATAAATGTCTAACAACAAGTTTTTGTTAAACTTATCGCTTTCAATGTTGCTGAGTTGCCCTGTGACAATTTGATCCACACTTTCAAACGCTATATTGCCCTGTAGTTGGTATTCGGTCAAGTCTGTGACTTTGGCAGGGATAAGTGTAATTTCTCGTAACTGGTATTGATCAATGAAAGTTTCTTTGATAAATGTGGCTTCTTCGTAGCTGATATCAATATCCAAGTTGACACGGCAATGCATGCCGGGTTGTAGCATGGCTTCGGTATGTCTAAGCACATCACTTAATTGAAACACACGATAGCGGGGTTGATCAGGCCATGCATGGTGCACAGGATCCCGGCCCCATTCCAGTATCATTAGGCCACGATCATCATCGCCAGCATCAGCATAGTTGTGTGGAAAGCAGTTGCCAATGTACGTGATGTTCTTTTGTGTTTGTCGTTTATGAAAATGCCCGGTAAACACATGATCAAATCCTCCAAAGTGTTCTCGGCGTACATCACCATGCTCGGGCATGGCCACCATGGCGTTCATCAAGTAGCCTGGCAACTCAAAGTGCCCAAACATGTATTTGGCAGAAAGTTTGGGAATTCGTTTGTGATCATCTCCGACAAGCCAAGGAGCAATAACCACATCACCGTCAGAAAACCAATTGTTAACAATTTGAACATTCGGGAGGTGACGAGCCCATTCAACCGATTGAATATCACGTTTATCACGATAATACAAATCGTGATTTCCAGGGATAAAATAAACACGCTCAAAATTGTCATTCAAATGCTCCAGGGCTCGTAGGCTGTAGTTGAGCGTGACAATGTTGATGGCCGCTCGGTTATTGTGCCAATCACCTAGGAACATGGCAGTTTCGCAGCCTTCTTCCCGGGCCTTGGCAGTGGCCCATTTGATGAAATTTAAGCAGTCGTCATTATGACTGGCACTGTTTGATTTCAAGCCAAAGTGAATGTCAGTGAAGACCGCTGCCTTCTTAAAAAGGTTACTCATTTAATTAATAAATTTCTCAAATCGTTTGTATTCGTAGGAAACACATTGACATTATAGCATCTCATTGCTAGACCATGCAAGTCTCTTAATGTCCATTGGACAAATGCCTCGTCGTACATGGTCAAATTTTGATCAGCCCAATCATAGTGGGTTGAGTTGATGATGCTATCAACAATAGACTGACACACTGTATCTTTGTTTAAATGTTTTTGCAAACTCAACCATCGTTCTGTTACAACACCGAGATCTTTGCTGTGTGAGTGACTCCAGTTTAATCCTGTTGTGGTAAAAAGTTTATCCAGTGTAGTCTTTAAATCAGACACAAGATCGGTTAATTCAATTATTACACAATTGTCAGTGACAGAATAAAAAGACTCCATGTATTCGCAATATTCATCAAACCAAAAAGAAATAGATTCCCTAATCTCCCATACATCCATGCCTTCTCTGACATGCTTGAAGGATAATTTCTTAATTTCATTATGACTAACTTTGTCAATAAAGTTATTTAAAACCAGCAGTAGTGTGGCTGGTGTTGGTCGTATGTATATAACTTGTTTTATATGTTTGTAGTAAGCAGTAATATACTCTTGCATATCAGTAAAATCTGCATGAGTCCTAGCAAACGCCACAGATTTATCATTTTGCAAATACATATCTATGTTATTAAATCCTTCGTTAATTTGAAAGGCCCGCGCCGGTTGTTTAATTTGATTGCCACGGAACCGATGTGCAGATCCAGTGCTATCAACAAACGGCCAAGATTGTTCGCCAGCCGGTAACTGACCTGTAAAATAAGTCAAGCACCACTCTAAGAATGTACCATAGGCTCCCGGCGGATAAGCAACAATGATGGTATCTTTGTAGTTATTCGTCGCCGTCGTATCCGCCACCGGAATAGCCTCCACCGCCTTGTCCTTGGCGTGTGTAACTGGGCATTAGCCCGTTCATTTCTAGTATATCATCGCGTAGATTTTGGCTACGCTTTTCAATGTTTAGAACACGAGTAAAGCTATTAGTGATAGCGGCAGTATAATACGCAAAAGGGTTCTGCGATTTTGATTCATCAAATTGCAGTCCAATTTGGCTGAGTTGCAACAGGGCTTGGCTTCGCATTTCGTCATTGTATGTGTATCCTCTCCAGTTAGATCTTGTGGCATAACGCTCACACAGTTTCATAAACATGTGAGCCAGTTTCTTGGTCATTGCTCCGTGGTCTTTGCAGAATTCTCCAGTGACAATGTCGCCCCGCCAATGGCTTTTGCCCACCACATACGGAGTTCCGTCTGCTGTTACTTTATAGTGAAAGAACGGTGGAAAGTTGCATTTAGTATACTTTGTGGGAGTTTTTACAACATCCGGATCGTCGTACTCTGTAGTTAGCTCTTCTACTTCTTCGATTACAACAGCACCTTTTTTAACTTTTGGAATAGCGGCAGGCACATGTTCCCAAGTCATAAGTCTAAATACCACATCTTCTGCAGAAATATCTTTGAGTTTGACTTCAAAATCTTCCAGCTTCTTTTTGTTTGCTTTGGCGGTTCCGTCAACATTGGCCAAATCAAACGCGGCTTTTGTCAGTCGATCTGCACGAAGTCGGCGGGCTTCTAGTATGTTCTTCTTGTTGATTTTTGCTATATCCAGCAAGATCATATCATAATCTGCATAACTGGGATCTAGATATGTGCAATATGTTGTTTTGCTCTTGTGGATTTCTTTTAATATATCTTTGTTATTT